CCAGTTGTTGAAATTGGTAAACAGTTACATCATTCCAAGTCATTGTAGTTTATTTTAAATAGGTAAAAAATAGAAAGTACCTTACGAAAAGGAGTATTGCCCAAACCCACCTTGCAAGTAAGTTAGTGCCACATATCTTAAAGCATCAATTGCGTGGTCATTCATTCCTATAACTTCATTCAGCATTTCGCCATTCTTTTGCTTCCACTTATAACTTGCTAACTCTCTTAATAGATTAGTACTATCGTTTGTGATATTCATTTTATAGCCTTTGAGTAAGTTTAAACCAGCTCTTACCGAGTCAGCTCCTTTCTTTACCCCACTTGCATTGATACCACAATTAAATAACTCTTGAATAGATTTAGGCTCGGAGCTATCTGCTATTACGGAAGTAATGCCTTGCTCTTTTAACTTATCTGCTAACATTGGATTAGTCAATTGCCTTTCATAGACAAATTCCTTAATATAAAGCTCCCCATTATACCTCCAAACCCCAACACAAGCCGAAGGATCGTTTGTAAATCCAAAGTCCAAGCCATAACCTACTAAAGCTGCATCAATTGGTATTTCGCTGCACCTTGTATAGTTTCTAAACACTAAACCCTCAATCTTGCCGGTCATTCCTCGTGCATATACTTTCCACAATTCTAAATCAACCTCTTTAAGATTTTCAATTTTCTCTACTAACTTCTTGTCTATAAATGGATTGTGTCTATAATCGGATATGATTAATTTAACATTTGGTTGTCCTAATAACTTCTCATGCACCCAAAAAGCCTCATTTGGATTGTAGTCAATATAGGTTTTGACTTTAGTACGCATATAAAGCTCATTAAATACATCATAACGCACACCATTAGCCTCATTGATAAATAAGTAGTCCCTTTTACCATTCTTGGCATCTTGAGCATCATCATAGCTTTTAAACTCTATTATACTTCCAGATTGAAAGGTAAATATCCTATCCGACTTGTTATATTCCTTAACTAATTGCTTTAATTCCTCACTTGAGCTCCAAATAGTTATGGCATCTCTTAACGCTCCGGCTTTTAAGTTAGGTATGTCTTGACCGGCTACAGTTATAACCAAATTTGGCTGACTTACTGCAAAAGTAAATAGCACCTGGAGAATAGAGTAGGTTTTACCAGAGGAAGTCCCTCCTTGATTAACTACAATATCCTCTTTGGCATCTAAATTAGCTTTGTAAAGTACTCCAGTAGTGAACATTATTTTAAGGTAAAGTCCTTTTCAAGTAAGAATATTGTTGTAGTGTTTGTTGTGTGTATGCTGACAATATACCAACCCTCATTGAGATAGGTATTAACTTTGTCTATATCATCTTTAATAACTCGTTGTTTCGTGTCCATATTATTTGATTTCGTTCTCGCTACTTGCTAAAGGTATTGCACTTTCTACCACCTTAACATTTACAGTATTAATTGTTACCTCTTGGCTGACAGTTTCTTTTGGTTTGCCATATACCCTACTCATCAAAGTATCTAAAGAATATAAGCTACCTTTTTCAAGTGATTTCTTTAAAGCATTTGCGACTGTCTTTTCTAATATTGTTGCATTTGGATTTTTAAAGGTATCTGCTAACTCTTCAAGAGTCATAGACATAAGTACCTGGATAGCATCGTTTACCTCGCTCATTTTGTACCCTTGTTGCTTGAGTAAAGATACAAACTTTCTCGGTCTGCCATTAGGATTAGCAACCTCGCCTTTTTTAAATGGTTTTAAGTTTTGTTCGTTCGCCATTTTTCTCTGTTATTTCACTATTATCTATTAAACTTTTCGTTAAAGTATTGCTCTGCTGATTGGTAACTATTACTCTCAATGTATGCAGTTTTAACTTGGTGCTCGTGTATTTGTTGAGCCTTTATGAAAGCTATTAGTAAATCATTACCTATGAAGTATCTATTTTGCTCCATGAATGACTGTAAGAATTCTACTGGTGTTTGTTCCATAGTTGTTTATTTTTAATTCTTTCAAGCAATTTCTTTTCTCTTTTAGTAGCACGGTAATTATCTTCAATCATCTCAATCGTTTCTTTTGATACTTTTTTACCCAAGAAAATAAAATTGAACCAAGCTGAAAAAATTTGAATATTATATAAAATTAATCTCATAGTTATTTATGATATTCTATTGTTTTATTGTGTAGTTCTTGTAAAAAATCGTTATATCTCTTGTTTTGTCCGTACCTAACATGGCATAATCTACAAAGTGCCATTACATTCTCAACCCTATCTTGTTCCTCTTTATTGTTTTTACCGAATTTGCTTCTTGGGACTATGTGGTGGAAATCATGACTTTGAGATCCACAACATTCACAAGGAATAAAATCAGCTATTGTATAACCAAAGTATTCAAGATAGTTTTTAGCGTATTTTTGCATTAAATTACTTGTCCGTTTCTCTTAATTACTAAACTTGGATCTAATTTCCTCATTCTATCAACTATTACTTGGCAATATTTAGGATCAAGTTCCATTCCATAGCATTTTCTTTTAAGTTGATGTGCAGCCACCATTGTACTACCACTACCACCAAATAAATCAAGTACTATATCATTTATCTTGCTACTATTATTTAATGCCCTTTCAGGTAACTCAATAGGTTTTTGTGTTGGATGATATTCATTTTTAGATTCTCTTTTTATGTCCCATACTGTAACTTCGTTAGTAGGTCCATACCAATTAGGCGATTGTCCTTTTTTATAACAATAAAAGCATGGCTCGTGTTTTTGTTTATATTGTGCTGATAAAGCTCCAAATTGAGCCATATTTTTATTCCAAATTATTTGACTTCTAATTTCTAAATTATTATCCCATAAATGGGAAGCCATATCTGCATATCCAGCAGCGTGCCAAATATAAATAGGGGCTTTATCAATTGAAAATAAGTAAATCATAGGAATTACATCTTCATATATATTTGTATTTTTTTGGTCATTATCCAATTTTGTTCTTTTTGTCAAAGCTCCACCTTGATAATCTACTCCATACGGAGGGTCTGTAAAAACCATATCAGCCTTTTGCCCATTCATTAACTTTGCAACCTGGTCGCTATCCGTACTATCCCCACATAATAACCTATGTTCCCCTATTTCTATTAAATCTCCTAAAACTATATCAGTTGTAATCTCATCTGGAACTTCAAAATCATCTTCTTCAGCTTCTAACTCCTCTGTAATCTCAAATCCAGGTATATCTAAACCCCAATCACTTAATTCCTCAACATCCCATTCATTAGCTAACATTTCCCAGTCATGCTCTCCAAACCCAACATTGTCAGCAATAATAAATCTTCTTATTTCATCTTCTGTTAGGTCTTTAGCTGACTTTACCCATTCATCTGGTACTTCTTTATAGCCTAACTCTTTTAAAGCCTTTAAACGCATATTGCCACCCAAAACAACCATATCCTCATTAACCACCATTGGTCGCAGAGCCATCATTTTTGGGAACTCCTCAATGCTTTTAACAAGTTTTTTAAATTTTTCATCACGAATTACTCGTGGATTGTTCGGATTTGATTTTATCGTAGTTAGTTTTATCATTTGAATAGTTTACCCTCTGTTTTGGTCATTTTATTTATTAAATCTATTTGCTCTTGGTTGTTATCGTAATGGATAGCTACTCCCAATCTTTTGACTGTTTCCCACTTGTTCTTTCCATTGGTAAAGTATATATCGCTTCTTCTTATTCCTAACTTATCAGCCACATCAAATACCTCTTTACTATCCTTGCTTTGTCTTGCAGTAATGATTAGCACTCGGTAATTCTCTGCTAATAGCTGCTTTGCTTTTTCTTGACCTTTAGTAGTGCTTAAAGTATCATCAAAGTCAAAACTTACTATTTTATTAGCAAATTCTCCTTGAGCCAAGATTGCACGATATACCTTTTCGGCTTGAGCTTTATTTGTATATATACAAGCCCCATTCCCTATCCTATACTTTCCGTTAGATGAGCATTTATATATTGGCATCTACTTTCTTTTTAGATTTCTTACCATTCGTACTGTCTTGATTAGGTGCTTCACTCGGTTGTTCAGCGACTTTAATGCTTTCTTTATATTTATTGGCATATTTATATACTCGGTTTACAAGTTCAAAAACGCAGCTTCCACAATT